GTACGTGCAGGACGCCGCCGACGAGATCGACAGCAAGATCGGATTTGTCTACACCACTCCGATCCCAGTCGATGAAGCGGCTGCCACGCCTCGCCCCGTCAAACTCCTCCTCAAGCGGATCAACGCTCACCTCGCCTCCGGTCGGCTGATTCTCGCCGCGACCGTCGCAGCCGAGGATGAGCAGCTCAATGCATATGGTGCGCGCCTCGTTGCAGATGCCGAGCTCGCCATCGCGCAGATTGCCTCAGGACAGATCACCCTCGATGGAGTGCCTGCGGGCAACCAGAATCTTCCGCCCAAGCCCTCACCACTTCTCCTCAACGGAGACACCGAGAGCATGGTCGATGCCTTCTACGACCGAGTCGTCAATCCGAACTACCTGTACCACCCGCCCTTCATCGGTGGCGGGAGCGGGTTCTGATGACAGCCGGTGTCGTCAATCTCCAGTTCTACGGAGACAGCAGACAGGTCGAGCAGATGCTTGACCGGATGAACAGTGCCATCAGTCCCATCGGACTCATGAGCTTTCTCGGAGTCAAGGTTGACCCCTACCTTCGCTCGCGGATGGAGGCGAGGTTCGCCGACGAGGGTGACGACGTCACTGGCGCATGGGCTCCGCTCAAGCAGGTCACGCAAGACATTCGTGCACATCAGGGCTTCCCGCCAGCGCACCCAATCAACCGACGAACCGGAGAGTTGGAGCAGTATATCACAGCTTCGGCAAACTTCCTCGGCCCGATCGGTGATCAGGGTGCGATCCTCAGGTTGCCCGGCGATCCGCCTGCAAGCAAGAGTCTGAAGAAGAAGGTCACGACCGCCCAGAAGGGCGACAATCGCACAGTCGCCCGCCCGGTGCTCGGGATGAACGAGAAGGACCTTGCGTTCGTTCTTGGAGCGCTCGCCTTTCACGTTACGGACGGGTACGGTGTGCCGTGATCGACGAGACCACTCCAGTCTTTCCGAACAACATCGTCGAGGCCATCTGCGATGCGCTTCCGAGTATCGACACAGATGTAGGCGAGAGAGTTCTTCGTCGGCCTCTTCGTCAGACTGACCCCAGGCAGTCCGTTGGAGTGTTTGCCACTCAGTGGGCTCCCAATCTCGAGTCTTTCGAGATGGGTATTGGTGGCCCTGCCGGGTTCCACGAGCCAACTCTAGCCCAATACTTCGTCGCGGTGCAGTCGTTCGTGACCGACTTCGATGAGGAGCGAGGACTCGCTACTTCCTCCATCCTCTCGACGTTGATTCGTGCGATGCTTTTCCGAAACGATAGCCTTCGTGTAGCATTGCGTTCGCTGTCAGTCGTCATGGAAGGCAGCACCGAGACGACGAGAAGGTATGAGGTTAGAGCCCAACGATTCAACAACAATGAGATCGACGGGAACTTCCTGTACCTGTCAACCCTCGAGTTCTGGCTAGAGACGGAGAGAAGCTAGAGATGCCAACCAGTGACGAAGACCTCAAGAAGATGCAGGACAAGGTGGAGAAGCTTCGCGAGCGGGTCGCCGCCGAGGAGACGAAGCGCACCACTCGCGAGCAGGAGCTCGCCAACGACGTGACCTACGCCAACCTCGAAGCTGAGCACGCTCGCCTCGAGGCTGAGCTCGCCGCTGCGAAGCAGGCGAACAGCGCCGCCTCCATCAAGGAGGGCGTGGCAGGTCCTCTCGAGGCTGCCAAGGAAGACAAGGCCCGTGCCGAGGCTTCGCTCGAGGCGGTCAACCAGACCTCCAACAGCGGCGCCGACAGCGGCACCGACAAGTAAGGGAGATCTGACAAATGGGATACACCTCCCAGGCTGGTCAGGTGCTGCTGCGCTCGCAGGCAGTCCAGGGCACCTACCAGGCCGACATCACGACCGCCGGTGTCTCGGTCAAGCTGCGAAGCGGCTCGCTGGGCACCAACCGAGACCTGCTCATCGGTGACCCCGAGATCGGCGGTGGCCGTGACGTGGCTGACGCCCTCCTCGGCGCAGCCTCCTGGGCAGGTGACTACGAGTTCTACGCCCGCGTGGACATGCTCGCCACCCTGCTCAAGGCGTGCCTCGGCACGGCGGCAGCTCCGGTCACCGCGACTGGCGTCACGACCCACACGATCACCCCCACCGACTCGGGAACCCTGCCCTACCTCTCCATCGAGGAGAACATCGGCGGCACTCTCGAGACCTACAGCTACACGGACGCGGTCGTCAACACGATGCACCTCGAGTGCGAGGCGAACGGCTACCTGATGGGCACCGCGGGCATCATGGCCGCGAAGCAGATCGCTGGCGTCACCAAGACGGCCTCGCCGGGCAAGTTCGACAACACGCCGCTCTTCGTCGGCACCAACATCGCGATCACCTACAACGCGGTGACTGTCCCGGCCAAGTCGTTCAGCCTCGACATCAACAACAACATCGCCAACGACGACTTCCGTCTCGGCTCGTTCTACGTCGGCGATCTCACGGCCAAGCGTCGCGAGATCACGGCCTCGTTCCGCATCCGTGAGTCGAGCAGCGCCCTGTGGCGTCAGGCGACCTACGGCCTGTCGAGCGCGACCCAGGTCGCCGGCCAGACGGCCAAGCAGCCGCTGGTCATCACCTGCGACGCTTACGACGACATCGTCGGCGGCACGCCTGCCACGAAGTACAGGATCCAGTTCACGATCCCCAACTTCGCTCTGACGCCGTACTCGCTCGCCGCCTCCGGTGACGACATCATCGAGTCCGACCTCGCCGGCCAGGGTCTCCGCCCTTCCGTTGGCACGCCTGCCATCACTGGCGTCATCAAGACCGGCGCGACCGGCGCGACCATCGCCTGATCACCCCGCCGCCGATGCCCCGGCCCTCTTTATGGGGGTCGGGGCCATCGACACCCCGCAGTAAAGAAACGGCATCTAGTCCATGAAAGGGACACCAGCCATGAGCCAGCACACCGAGATCCTTCCCCCGCCTCCCGGCTCCGAGGAGGCAGAGTCCAGCTTCGACAGCGTGGGCAACCCGCAGGTCGACTACTTCGGCTTTCAGGAGGAGGAGACCTTCTACCTCCCCGACGGCCAGTCCTGGATCACGTTCCAGAAGATGAACGAGGGCAAGCGCGCCGCGTTCCAGAAGGCCTCGTCCCGCGACCTCGTCCTCGAGCGCCGATCGGGAGACGCTCGCATGAAGGTCGATCCCGGCGGCGACCGCCACGCCCTGATTCGTTCCAGCATCACCGGCTGGAACCTCAAGCGACAGGGCCAGCCGGTCCCGTTCCACGAGAAGAGCGTCAAGGACTTCCTCGAGCTGGCAGACCCTCGCATCGTCGACGAGCTCGAGAAGGCGATCCGCAAGGCGAACCCGTGGCTGATCGCCGACATGTCCCCCGAGGACATCCAGAAGGAGATCGACTCCCTCGAGGAGATGAAGCGCGAGGCCGAGGAGCGTGAGGCGGGAAAACTCGCTTCGAACTCCAAGTAAAGGAGTTCGTCAAGGGAGAGCCGATCTCCCGGCCCCATCCCATCATTCGCATGTTTGCCTTGTGCGAGTCGATGAAGTGGAATCACCTCCCAGAACCGGGCGGCTTGTACGCTCAAGATCCTGAACTTCTTGAAGGCTTCATGTATATCTTCGGGGCGCGTGCTGAGCACCAAGAAGCTGAAGAGAAGAAGAGGGATAATAAGCCGAGCACTCCAGCTGCTCGACCGAGGCGATAGCCCACAATGAGGACGACCCCCGTGCTTGACCCGCACGGGGGTCGCCTTATATCATCAGCGCCGTCGGGCACCGAGAGGCCCATCTAAGACTAGAAGGTCTGGAGGGGTTTCCCATTAACGCGCTGATGAACATTCAGATCCGCGTTCTCTCGAAGCAGGCGCAGGACGAGATGCGCCAGATGCGCGCTCGGGTTCGTGAGCTTGAGGCTGAACTCGCCACGGCAAACCGCGCCGCCACAGGCTTTGGAACTGGCGGTATCCGCGCCCTCGAGAAGTGGGGCTCCCAGGTCCAGTGGGCTGGACGCCAGCTCACCTACAACTTCACCCTCCCAATAGCCTTGGCGATAGGGTCAGCGACAAAGTTTGCGCTAGCAAACGAAGCCGCAATGACTCGAATAAAGAAGGTGTATGGGGATGGGGTTCGTGATGCCCACTTCTATGCCAAGGAGATCGACGCCCTCGGTAGGGCCTTCGAAGCGCTCTCGAACAAGTTCGGCGTGGCGCGAGCCGATGTGCAGAACATCGCAGCCGACTGGGCGGCGGCTGGTTCATCCGGCCTAGCGCTCGCTAAGGCTACGAAGCTCACGATCGAGACGATGATCCTCGGCGAGCTCGAAGCCGAGACGGCCACCAAGGCGCTCATCTCGATCCAGGCCCAGTACAACATGAGCACCCAGGGCCTCATCAAGACCATCGACATTCTCAACATGGTGGAGAACCAGACTGGCTCCTCCATGGGCGACCTCATCGACGGCTTCCAGCGTGCCGCAGGCGTGGCGCGCAGTGCTGGCATTGACGTCCGACACCTCGCCGCCATGATCGCGTCACTCACGCCTGCGGCTGGTTCTGCCTCGCAGGCTGGCAATGCCATCAAGACCATCGTCTCTCGTCTCCTCTCGCCGACGAAGGAAGCGGCTGAGGTTATGACGGAAATGGGCATCGCAGTCCATGACATGTCATGGCAGAGCCTGAACGGCACGCAGCGACTTGAGGCTATGGCGAAGGCATTCGTCAACCTCGACGACGGCCAGAAGGCTGCAGTCTCATCCGTCGTTGCCAGCCGTTGGCAGATCAACAAGTTCGACGTCCTCATGGTGGACATGGCGGGTACGCTCGGCTACTATCGCAAGGCGCTTGAGGCAACGACGAGTGCCACTGCGAACCAGATCCAGCGTGAGAAGGAGCTCACCGCAGTCCTGAACTCCAGCCCGCAGAAGTTCAAGCAGATCATCACGATCATGCAGAACGTCGCGGCGGACGCCATCGTGCCACTCATTCCTGAGCTCATCAGGGTTGGGCACGCCTTGGCGGCGATGTTCACTTGGTTCGGAAACCTTCCGCCCGAGGTCAAGAAGCTGTCGATCGCCTTCCTCGTGCTTCTGGCCGTCATCGGCCCCATCATGCGACTGCTCGGCTCGTTCGCAACCCTGTTCGGATACCTCGCAGCCTCATCCAAGGCGGCGTGGGCTGGCATTGTCTTCCTCACCAAGGGCCTGTGGCTCCTCGCGGCCGCGCCGTTCAAGTTCATCTGGGCCGGACTGACCGCCATTGCCACTGCAATGACTGGACCGTGGGGCATTGCGGTAGCAGTCGCTGTCGGAATGTTCTTCCTGTTCCGCGAGCAGCTCACGAACATCTGGAACAGTATTACGGATGCGTTCCAGCAGAACTCGACGGCGTGGGCTGAGATCTTCGCCCCTGTCGTGCGATTCTTCCAGGATGCCGTCGGGTTCATCGAGCGTGCATTCTGGCGCCTCCCGCAGGGAGTGCGTGACGCACTCCTGACGGTGGTTCGCCTCGTCCAGCAGGCAGCCGAGGCTACGCAGCGCATGTTCGCGAACATGTTCTCGTTCGCAGGAGGGGGCGGTGCTGGCCCGGTCCAGAAGCACGCCTCGGGTGGCACTGTGACCGGCCCCGGCACCGGGACGAGCGACAGCGTACTCATCGCAGCCTCGAATGGCGAAGAGGTTATCAACGCCTACTCGGCCAAGAAGCACAGGAGCCTTCTCAAGGCGATCAATGCGGATCGGTTCGCAACTGGCGGCACTGTCGGAGATGCGCAGAAGAAGCTCAGCTCCGCTGGCCCTGTGGCCAGCAACGTGAGCAGCGACCTCGCCGCGTACAAGAAGATCTCCGACTCGATGAACGGCATTCAGTGGAACAAGGAGATGGCAACCGTCTCCAAGGGGTTCGCCTCGGCACTGCCGCTATTCAAGAGACTCCTCGCAGACTTCAATGCCCTCAACGCCCAGCTCCTCCGGCTCGAGGCGTCGGTGAACCGCCAGCAGTCTGTCGTGGATGCTTGGAAGGCAAAGCTCGACGCCGCCAACATTGCAGTCGACACGCAGCAGATGAAGCTCGACGGGCTCCAGAAGAAGCTCGACGGCCTTACGACACAGTACGCCAAGCACGAAGAGGCTCTGCAGGGCTTTGCGAATGCGCCCATTCAGGGTATGCAGGCGATGTCCGACTCGATCTTCGACAATCAGATGGCGCAGAAGAAGCTCCAGCTTCAGATGCTGCAGTGGGAGAAGCAGCACGGTTCGATCGACAAGGTCAAGAACAGCATGGCCCTCCTGCAGGGCGAGATCGAGAAGATGCAGGGCAACATCAAGGACCTTCGCGCCTCGGGTGCAGGTTCAGACATCACCGGCCCGCTCGAGGAGCAGGTGAAGTCGATGAAGGATCAGTATGACCAGATGGGTGATACGGTCAACAACTCGCCAATCAGCAAGCTTCAGGAGCAGCTGGACGCGCTCGCACAGCAGGGTCAGATCCTCGACCTCGAAAACAGCCTGAAGTTCGACCCACTCACGCGACAGGTCGACCAGCTCGCGAACGGTATGAAGGAGCTGCCGTTCGACCAGATCATCGCAGGCATCACCAAGGAGCAGGCGGCGATGGCCGCACTCCAGCCCCAGATCGACCAGGCGAATGCAGCCGTCGAGAAGCAGAAGGCAGTCGTCGACGAGGCTATCAAGGCTCGCGACGCTATTCAGTTGCGCTACGACACCGAGGTCGCCAAGCTTGACAAGATGAAGAACGCCTACCAGCAGGTGGAGGATGCTGTTCGGCAGGTCGAGGACGCCATGCGCGGCCTCGCCACCGCCGCGCAGGACTCCATCACCAAGGCGAACGAGGCCAAGGAGAGGGCCAAGGCAATCTCGCCTGGACTCCAGAACTTCCGCGACGCCGAGGGTGCAAACTTCCCCGAGGTTGGCGAAGGTGCCAAGATCGGTCGTGAGGGTGGCCTTGCGGATCAGGCTAAGCTGATCGACGAGTTCACCAAGAAGCTTACCGACGAACTTTCGTTCAACGATATCGACATGTTCGCACCAATCAAGGACATGTGGAACAAGGGCTGGGCTTGGATGGAGCGTGAGATCAAGCCTGGTGTGACGAAGGTTTGGAACGCGATCAAGTCCACCTGGAGCAGCCTCGTCGGCACCGGACTGTTCGACGATCTTGCGGCGAACTTCAAGGGTGCCTGGGAAGGGATTCAGGTCTGGTGGAGCAGTGTAGTCGAAGGCTTCAGGCAGCTCTGGCTCCTGTTCGGCGACGACTTCAAGATGATCTTCCAGGCCATCGGCGACTTCTTCAAGCGCATCTGGACCGAGGTTGGCCCGCTTCTCGGTGAGCTGTTCGCCAAGATCATGGAGGCCCTTCCGACCGTCTGGGAGCTGATCCAGGCTGTCGCCAAGGTTCTCGGTGGCGCACTCCTCCTTGCCCTTCGCGTCGTGTCTGGCGTTATCTCACAGGTGTTCGGCCCGGTTCTGAACACCGTGGTCGACGTCCTCAAGGCAATCATTCAGGTTGCGATTGGCGTGATCGACTTCTTCGTCGGTGTGTTCACCATGGATCTCCAGAAGGTTGGAGACGCCGTCCTGAAGATCTTCGGCGGACTGTGGGATGCGGTGTTCGCAATCTTCAACGGTGCCATTCGAGTCGTCTTGGGTATTGTCCACGGTCTTGTGGATGGAGTCTTCGGATTCTTCAAGTGGCTCGCCGACATGGTGACTGGCGATAACTCGGTCCTCGACAACTTCGTGCGCGATGCAGTGAAGTGGTTCAATGACGCCAAGACTTGGATCTCGACCACGGTCGCCAACCTCGTGATCGCTGTCGTCAAGTTCTTCACCGAGCTTCCCGGAAAGGTCTACACCGGGTTCATCGACCTCAAGAACCAGCTCAGCCTTGTGGCTACTACGTCGTTCAACCTGTTCTGGGAGAAGGCGAAGGGCGTCTGGGCTAGCACTATTTCGTGGATCAAGGGTCTTCCCAAGGCTGCGTGGGACGGTCTCATTCAGATCAAGAACAATCTGTCTCAGATCGGCACGGACGCATGGAATGCATTCTGGTCCGCGGCCAAGGCTGTCTGGGCGACCATCAACGTCTGGATGAAGAACATTCCGCAGGATGCTTGGAACGCCGTCGTCAGCCTCAAGGACAAGCTTGTCAAGGCTGCCGGGGATGCGTTCGGCGGATTCTTCACCACAGTCAAGTCGTGGTGGGATGGCCCGAAGGGCATCCTCGCCTGGTTCAGTGGAATCCCGACCAAGATCGGCACAGCCCTTTCCGGCGTCGGCGGCACTGTCGCGGGCATCGTCAAGGAAGCCTGGAACGCAGCAGCCCGCTGGGTGAACGTGAACGCGATCAAGCCGCTCAACATGGTCACCACCAAGTTCGGCCTGAACATTCCATACCTTCCCGGCTTCAAGGACGGCGGTATCATCCCCGGCGGCAAGTCGGCGCACGACAACATGATCGTCAAGGTGCGATCTGGCGAGGGCGTCCTCATCCCTGAGGCCGTCGAGACCATTGGTGGCAAGAAGGGTCTGGAGAGCCTCAACAAGGCAGCCAAGCGCGGTGGCAACATTCAGGACTGGCTCTCGAAGTCGGGAGTCGCTGGAGAGGCCACTGACTTCGGCATCGGCGGCAGCCTGTTCGAGAATGTCACAAACTGGCTCAAGCAGGGCGCTGGGTTCGCCGTGAGCAAGATCATGGACCCGGCAGCCGACCTCCTCGCGAAGGCTGTTCCGCGGCCCGAGATGCTGTCCAAGTTCATGTCAGGATCGGTTCGACAGCTTGCAGCCAAGGCTCGCACATGGGGTCAGGGCACCGACGCCGACGAGGCTGCCAAGACGGGTCTCATCGGTCTCACGCCCGAGCAGGTTGCGATCATCAATGCAGCCGGTACATACTTCCCTGTCAACGGCCCGATCACGGCTGGTTACGGATACTACCCGAACAGTCGTCGGCCTCACAACGGTATCGACTTCGGCGTGCCGACTGGCACGAACGTCAAGGCGTGGAGGGGTGGCCGGGTTATCAAGTCCGGCTGGGACACGACTGGCTACGGCAACTACGTGGAACTGCAGCACGCGAACGGAACGATCTCGCGCTACGGTCACAACAGTTACCTTCTGCGTCAGGTTGGCGACGTCGTGCGCGGCGGAAGTGTTATCAGCAAGTCTGGTAACACCGGAAACTCGACCGGCCCGCACGTCCACTTCGGCATCAAGAAGGACGGGATGGCTACGGACCCGTGGCCGTACCTCACAGGCAAGAAGTTCGACACTGGCGGCTACCTCAAGCCGGGCATGACGTCGGTGCGGAACGACACTGGCCGCCCCGAGCCGGTGTTCACTGCCGACCAATGGGCTATCTTGAGCCGTCTAGTCGCCACGTCTTCAACCGTGCTAAAGAGCGTCGCTGACGCCCGCGCCGACGGCCCCATGGGGCTCCGTGGGTCCGCTGCTACGTCGTTCGAGGCTCGCCTGCGGCGACTGGAGGGCACCAGTAGCGTGAAGGTCAAGGACGGTGGCAACACCACGGTCAACCTGTATGGAGATCTGGTCCTGCCCAACATCAAGTCGGGCGAAGACGCAGATGCCTTCATCAAGAACCTCGAGAGTCTGGCGGGTTAACACATGGCAATCACCTGGGGCGCAATCGTCTCCGACTCGAGCAACGCTTTCCGAATCGGCTACGAGTTCACGCAGTCGCCGAGCACAGTCTCGAACGGCACGACCAGTGTCACGGTCACGCTCAAGATCTACCTCGGCACCAAATACTACGCCTATGACTCGGCAGTCAACTGGGCCATCAGCGGAAGCATCTCATCGTCTGGTTCGATCTCGTTCGACCACAACTCGGGCACCGCATGGTCCAGCTCGAACCAGACGCTGCTGGCTACGAGGACTCGCACCGTTACGCCATCGTTCAGCGGAACTGTCGCAACCAGCATCACGGCGACAGTGTCAGGTCTCGCAGCCATCGCAGGCACGGCGAGCGTTTCGGGCACATGGACGACAGCCAAGCGTCCGATCATCGCACCTGACGCCCCGACTGGTCTGACGGCTACTCGAGTCTCGGATAGCACGACTACCCTCGACTGGAACAATGTCAACCCGACCGATGTCGCTGCGCCTTATCAGGGCATCGAGATCGAGCGGTACGACTACGAGACGTCCGGCCCATGGACGAACATCTACGACAGCTCGGTCATTGACACTCGATCGGCCACTGGCACCGTTGCGGACAAGAAGTACGCCTTCCGAGTCCGAGCAACCAACACTGCCGGCGCGTCTGGCTATACAGCCAACGCCGTCATCTTCACGACCCCTTCTACCCCCACGAACGTCAAGGCAACTCGTGACGTCAATGATATTGACGTCACCTGGACTGACAATGCCGCCTTCGCAGATCAGTGGGAGGTGTGGCACCGCACGAACGGCGTGCGCGATGGATCGCCACTGGCCACCGTCTCTGTGCCGACGTACACTCATGTCGCGCCGAACACCGGCCAGCAGCACAGCTATGAGATTCGCGCCAAGGTCAGTAGTGGCTCGGGCGCAACAATCTCAGCCTACTCGACGGCGTCGAACTCGATCCAGCTCACTGACAACCCTCCCGGCGCAGTGTCGTCAGTCACACCGGCCACCAGCACGATCACGACTCCGAAGCCTACCCTCGGCCTTACGATGGCGGCGATTTCCACCGGCCAGACCCAGAAGGGCCAGTGGCAGTTCGCGACCGACACTGGCTTCACGACGGGCGTCATACTCGTCGAAGAGGCAGACGCCGACCTGAGACTCTCTGGCGCGACCACAGAGTCGCCCACCCTCGCTCAGCTCACCCTGACCAATGGTACTTGGTACATGCGAGCGCGAGCAATCGACATCAACGGCGTACCTGGCCCCTGGAGTGCGACCTCGACCCTGACGGTCAATACTCCAGTTCCGCCTACGCCGACTGCAGTCGCAGCGTCGAACGTCACCTCGACCCAGCCGACCCTCACGGCAACTGAGGCTGTCGATGGTGCAGGCCGATCGACAAAGTTCGAGTGGACCATTGCAACGAACAGCGGCTTCACCACTGGCGTCAAGACTGTCATCGAGCCGGACTTTGACTACAGAGCCTCGGGAGTTGGAACCGAGGTTGTTCCAGTCGAAAGTCGACTCACGCTCAACGGCACCTACTGGCTGCGAGCTCGTGCTGTCACTGTCGATGGAGCCCAGAGTGCATGGTCTGCCGGAGTCAGCTTTACACTGTCACTCCCGCTACCCGCCGCCCCGAGTGGTGTGACTCCAGTCGACCTCGCGACGGTGTCGACAGACTTCCCTCTGCTCGGCGCGACCATGGCAGCACTGTCTGAGGATCGCAAGCAGGGCGCAGAGTGGCAGATCGCCACGAACAACACCTTCTCCTCCAACCTCAAGACGATCACTGAGAACGCCGCCGACGATCGTCTGTCAGGATCGACCACCGAGCTCGTCCCGTCTGGCAGCGGACTGTTCCAAGGGCTTTGGTACCTCAGGGCTCGGTCGATTGACGAGTTCGGAAATGCTGGCCCCTACTCGACAACTCAGTCGTTCACCGTCACCCACAAGCCAGTCGCAAGCCCGGCTGCACCTGCCAATGACTCGACAAGTGTATGGGCCAGCACCAACTTCAGCTGGGTCTTCAGTGACCCCGAGCCGACAGACACTCAGAGTGCCTACCAGCTCATTATCGAGCGAAATGACACTGGCGCGGTCCTATACGACTCGGGCAAGGTTGTGTCGACAGCCAAGACGCTCGCCAAGACGACGACGTCCCTCGTCAAGGATGTCAAGATGCGGTGGAAGATCCGCGTCTGGGACTCGGACGATGTGGCGGGCAACTACAGCGCCTACCAGCTCTTCACTCTGTCCGATCTGCCGGTCGTGACCATCACCGTTCCCACGAACCTTCAGGTCGTCACTACAGGCGCTCCGACAGTCACCTGGACGACTGACGCTCAGACGATCCAGGCCTCTTATCGTCTCGTATTCAAGCGGATCAGTGATGGCGTCACGATCCTCGACACGAACACTGTCAGCACCAGCGTCAAGACCTACACGGCTTCGGCCAACATTCTCGAGAACCTTGTTGACTACTCGGTGACGGTGACCGTCACCGACACGGCTGGCCTGCAGGGTTCCGCCACTCGGAACTTCTCGACCGAGTACGAGTCGCCGGATCCTGTCTCGTACACTGTCGACGCCACTATCTACGACACTCTCGGCTACATGTATATCGACTGGTCTGCCATGCAGGCTGATGGGTTCTTCGTCCAGTGGAACGTGTATCGTCGCAAGACTGGCGAGCAGGAGTGGACACTCCTCGCAGCCTACACCGACCCGACGACCACGTATCACCGAGACTGGTTCGCAACCGCTGGGGATGGCTGGGAGTATGCTGTCACTCAGTCCGCCGGTCGGTCTGGCGTGGTCCTCGAGAGTGTCGTCAATCCGACGCCAGAGTCCAATGGTGCAGACGGAACTCACTACTGGCTCCTCAACCCTGTCGACGAGTCCAACAACCTCAAGGTAGACAACGTGAGCAGCGACTCGTTCACAGATGGTTACGAGGAGGCTGAGCTCATCGTCATCGGTCGGGGTCGCAAGATGAATCAGGGTACGCGACTTGGCTACGACGGATCTCTCGTGGCAAGGTTCCGTGATGATAACGACGAGACAGCTCGCTCGAAGCGCAATCGCCTTCAGCAGATCAAGTCGGCTAAGGCGTCCTACTTCCTGCGCAACCCATTCGGTGATCTCCTCCTCGTTTCGGTCGGAAACCTCTCCATCGAGCGCCTCGCAGGTGTTGGCGTGTCCGAGTATGTCGATGTCACGATTCCTTACAAGGAGGTCTTCTAGTGGCAACAGCGCCTCCAGTCGAGGCTGAACTCGCCATCCTTGGACCAGTCTCTGAGCTCGTTCGCCGCGTCGAGATCTACGAGAAGGATGGCGCGACGCCCTGGCAGAATGGTGCTCAGGATGGTCGTCTCATCGACGGCTCGGTGACCATCGACTACTCGCGCAACGAGCGTCGAGCGGTTGACCTGACGCTGGACAATACCGACTTCGGGCTCAAGCACGACGCTTCTGGTTTCTGGTATGACAAGATCATCAAGGTGTTCTGTGGCGTGCATTATGTCGACACGACTCCGGTTGTCTCTCACCGGATCAGGACGAACAGACTTTTCGATCCAGACTTTCACCTGACTGGCAGCCTCCTCGAGCAGCGTAGAAACCTGTGTATCGACCCTCGTATCGTCAGTGCGTCGGGGTGGTCAGGCATGGCCGCAGGAGGACTGACCACTGCAGCTAATGCATACACGCCCAATATGACTGCTGCAGTAGGCGACATCATTACCATCTCGTGCGAGATCACAGCACCAGCTGGATCGACGCTCACCGGAGAGCTTCGAACGCGAGGCACCACTGCCGGATCATTCGGATCGAACACCTGGGGTACGACGAGCATAAGCATTCCAGCCGGAACTACCCAGAGGGTGTCAAACACCTTTACGCTCGCCACGGGTGCAGACGGTTTTCGTCTGAACCTTGTGAACTTGAGCACAGCTTCAGGCATTAAGGTTGACCGAATCATGTGCGAGAAGAACATCGCCTTTGATGCTTGGTACTTCGATGGATCGACAACTACAGATGCGGCCCTCGGCTGGGTGTACTCGTGGGTCGGGACTGCGAACGCTAGCGAGTCCATCATGCGCTCGCCTGCCATCGACGGAAACTTCCGTCAGTACAACACGAACATCGGCGGACCGATCCCAGGCAGAGTCCTGCGCGTGATCAGCAGGACTGGAGCTCCGTCTGGAAACATCTGGGCTTTCCAGTATGGCGTATCAAACCCAGCCATCCAAGGTGAGTATCACGCCCTTCGCCTCAAGGTTCGCACAGTTGGGGCGAGTGCTTCGATTCAGGTGAGTCCGAGACTCGGTTGGTACAACGCTGCTTTCGCTGAGTTCATCACTGACATACTCTTCACGACCATCCCGAACGACGACAAGTGGGTGGAAATCAGTATCCCCTCGCTCGAGCCAGTCGGAGATCCGGCTGGATATGCGACTCCCACGATCCGAACAATGCTGTACAGTACTGGCACCGTTCCGGCTGGCACAGTCCTCGAGATCAAGGATGTCATCGCCGAGAAGGTGAGTGGACCTGGTATTCACTCTGCCGGGTTCTTTTCTGGCGCGACTCAGGACTTCGGAAACAGGGACTATAGCTGGTCTGGGACGGTAGACAACTCGACCTCCCTTGAGGATGCCACGATCACGACCCCTACTGCGACTCGAACGACTTGGGAAACACAGGTTGGCGAGTTTATGATCGACAACATCAAGGAATCTCACTTCCCCTATGTCGTCAAGGTGACAGGACGCGACTACACCAAGAAGTGCCTGCTGTCCAAGTTCGTCAACGCTACGGCATTCGCTGCCGGAACCGCCATTGAGCTGATCATCAAGGCCATTGCTCAGAATGCTGGGGTGACCAAGTTCATTACGCCACTCACTGGCAAGGTTCTTGCGAACGACACCTTCTTCGAGCGCGGCACAGACCGATGGACAGCGATGTCGAAGATCGCAGAGTCGTTCGGCTACGAGCTCTTCTTTGACGCACAGGGCTACCTCGTCATGCGCGAGTTCCAAGACCCAGTGACTGCGCCACTGGCCTATATCCTTGAGACCGGCGCCTTCGGAAATATGACGAGTTACGAGAAGAGTGTCAACGATACTCGAATCTACAACCACATCGTCGTCACCGGCGAGTCGAGCGACAGCGAGACCATTCCGGTCATGGCCGAGGCGATTAACACCGAGCCTTCCAGTCCGACGAACATCGACCAGCTCGGTGACAGGGTTTACCCATACTCGAGCGCCTTCATTACGACCGAGGCGCAGGCGCAAGACCTCGCAGACAAGTACCTCAAGATCATGGGCCTCGAGGAGTTCGATCTCAACTTCGGCGCAATCGCCCTTCCCTGGCTGGAGGTTGGCGAGATCATTCAGTTCAACGATCCTCGAGAGTTCGCTGGACAGCCCACTCGATTCCTGCTATCGTCCCTTTCGGTTCCCCTCGGACTCGGGGAAATGAGTGGCAACGCAAAGAGAGTGTCGGTGGTGGGCTGATGAGTATGATCCAGAGTCTTGGCGACTACGCGGCTGCACTCCGCTTCCGTGACATGCTCCAGAAGCTGGTGAAGGCTGAAATCGACTCCCAGCGACCTGCTCTCACGTATGCCACTGTCACTTCAATCGACCGAGTCAATCGGAAGTGTGGAGTACAGTTCATCGGTGCCCCTGGCCCAGTGACCGTGAACATGG